TCGCTGGCATTCGCGATCCGCGTCGTCTGAAACGTGCCGCGCTCAACCCGCGTCGACAGCGCCGCTACGGCGTCGGCGAGGTTGCGGACGAGATCTTTCAGATCTTCATCGCTTGGATTCGACATCGTCCTGCATCCTGTCGATTTCCTCGACATCGGTGACGACCTTGCTGCACGTCCACGCCACGAGCGCCGTTAGCTCGTCGGTGATGAGCGGATCTTCGTCCACGGGCCGGGGCGGGGTGTATTCGGCGGGGACGCTTTAGAGTCTCAGGCATCGCTACTGCTCCGCCGGGAAGCTGACGCCATCGAGCGTGTCAAACGTATTCGTCGAGCAACCCATGATCACGTTGCCGGTGCTGTGGTTGATGTCGACATAGGCCACTGCCGGGTAGGTGGTCTGATCCGTAATCCCTGTCTTTCCGCGATAGCCTGCCGGTAGCTGAAAGATGATCGCGCCACATGTGCCGCTATGAACCGAGCCGTGGATGTGCACGATCCCGGCGGCGTCCTTCATATATTCGCAGTTCGCTTGACCGCTGCCGTAGTTGTCCCACGAGTTTTGAAAGCTGCAGGCGTTCCATGTGGCCGTTGCGAGTGCCGTGGTTCCCGTGAACGTGATCGGAACAGCAGCATTAACCGCATTACTGGTGCCACCGATCGTGATCGTTCCTGTCGAAGTTTTGAAGTTGCCACTGTTACCGCTGAAATCGACCGCCGTTGATCCGCTCGAGGTCGCGCCGTTGATAACCGGCGCCGTCAGCGTCTTGTTGGTAAGCGTCTGAGTCAGCGCCGCAGCGACCGGGACACAGGTTCCTGCGGCGCAGTCGGGGAACGCCCACGTGTCAGCGTGCGTCGTGGTGGTGGTCAACTGCGCACTGCCGGTGGCTAGGATCTTCAGCGAGGTTCCGGCAACGGGGCCGTTAACTGAGAGTTGACCACCGATGTAATTTAAGTTGAGGTTGTCTTGCGCGAGATTGCTCGAGCCGTCGACGTAGAGAACGGATCCGGGAAGGCCGCCGCTGACAGCGCCGCCGATGGACATGCCGCCACCGCCGCCCGCTGCCGCGTACCAGTGCTTATTAGTATTGTCCCACGTCGCCACATACGCATTCGTTGACGGTGACGGCGAAACGTAGACGTTGTAGTAGGTGTTGCCGTCCTGCTTGGTGAGCAGCTGCCGCGTCGCATTGGCGCGCGTGCACACGTGCGAGCCGGCTGGGCAAACGTCCGTGTTAGTGGCAGTCCAGTCGATGCCGTTGGCGCCGACTGCGGGATTGAGCGCCCACGACGCGAATGGCGCAAAGACGATTACGCCGACGAGCACCCACAGCAGATTGCGTTCACGTCTCGTTAGGCGGCTCATGCGCGCACCTTCCCTGTGAATCGAAAGTCAGCCGATCCGCTCGTGTAAGCCGTGGAGTTGAGGCGCACCCAGTTGCAGCGGGTCACGTCCACCGTCACGAGTCCCGATGTCGGTTGATAGGTCTGGCCCTTGGGTTTATACATAAACGACCCGTTAGCGCCTGTCCCGGTCAAGATCTCGACGACGTGCCAGTTGGTTCCATCGACCGAGAACTCGATGTTGACCGTTCCCGTGTAGGACGAATAAGCGTCCTGAATGATGATGTCTTCGAGTGCGCTGATATCCGTGGCTGAGGTCGCTGAAATCGAATGCGGCGCGGAAAGCGTCACGTCAGTAGCGAATCCTGGAGACGGCGCACCAAAAAACGTATACGTGGGCGGGTTCGTGCCGCCGCTGACCGTGTGAATGCGCGCCCAGCGAGCTCGCGTCATGTCCACGGTTCCCTTGGTCGCGCCGTTGATGCCAACGCCGAACGTGAAGACTTGGCCTTGGATCTTTCCGCCGAACACCGCGGTCTGGCCCGAGGCCGTCTCTCGAATCGCCTCAAACCAATTCGCCGGAGAGCTTGGATCATTGGAAAACTCGATCGCAAACACACCAGAGCCGTTGGCGTAGACCTCCACCATCTGCATGTCTTCAATGCTGCTGATGTCGGTCGTTGCGCTGTAGCCAGTTGAATTCGGCGCAGTAATAGGAACAGTGACGATGCTCATGAAAGCGCCTTCCCCTGCACGAACACGGTCATGCTTCCGCCCGTATAGGTGTTGGTTTTCATGCGCCAGTAGTTGGCGCGAGGAACGTTGACGTTCGCCTTACCGACGGTGGGACCAACCACGTCCCCGTAGATTTTCCAGAATGCAGTTTCGGTATCGTGCACCGTCGTAGCCACGCCGATCACGAACCAGTTCACGTTGTCGATCGAGAACTCGAATTGATAGACAGCCGACAAATCGAGTGCATTCGATTCGCAAATGATGATGTCGTCGAGGTCACCGATGTAGACGACGTTCGAATAGGTGTTGTCGGATTCAGGCAGCGGGACGGAACGCGTTACGATCGTGTAGAACGTTGGCCCGGTACCTGTCCCGTCGGGGGTGGTCACGCTGATCGTCCCGTTCTGAAAGCTCGTCGGAATCGTCGCGGTGATCTGCTGATCGCTGTCGACTGAGAAGCTTGCATCGACGCCTGCGAATTTGACCGAGGTCGCCCCGGCGAAGTGGTTGCCAGTGATCGTGATATCGGTACCGGCGATGCCGAACGTGGTCGAGAGCGAAACGATCGACGGCGCCTGGCTGCCGCTAACGGTAAACGCTGTGCCATTGACGCCGCCTGGCCCCGTTACGTTGACGAGTCCTGTAGCGGCACCGGCCGGAACGGTCGTTGAAATTTCGCTGTCGCTGACGACCGTGAAGGTTGAAACGATGCCGCTAAAATCTACCTGATAGACGCCACTGGAAAAGTTGGCACCACTGATCGCAACGGCGGTACTTACCTCACCGCTTGCGGGAATGACCGAGACAGCCATTGGCTGCGGAAACTGCGTACCCTGCGCTTTTTTCTTCTTGATCATGGCGCTGCGTAGACGCCACCGGCAATCAGGCAGCGCGATTGGAAAACGATTTTCGAGGCATTGCCGTCTGTATCGACGGCCTCTAGGTCCCAGTAGATAACGGTCAGTGTCAGATCGGTTTGCGCCGAGGTCAGCGAGAACGAGCCGGTGCCGTTCACGCCTACGTCAATCGTGGTTACGCCAGTGAATGTGGCTAGGCCGCTATCAGGACCGAAGCTGGCAGTGATTGTGTAGTCGGTAATGTCTACAGGCGCGCCGGACTCGTCGACCACCTGAAACGGCTGGATGACTGTTTCGCCGCGCGGGATGGTGAGCGACTGCGTGGATGGCGCGCCGGAGCCGTCAGCGCCAGTGCGTAGGACCGCAGTGATGAGCGGAAACGTTGCCAACCATCTCTCCTCGCCCTCCCGTCCATGTCCGAGAGCTCTCGGGCAAAGGCGGCAAGGCAACGACTAAGAAAATGCTACTACGTACTACCGACGGCTACCACCTTCATGGGGTATCCACCACAAGAACGGTTACGGAGCCGGTGAACGCGGCCGAGGCGTAGACCTTGGCGCTCGTCGATGTCACGGTATCGATCCAGACGCTTCCGGGCGGCGAGCCGCTCGTGACCGTCGGATTTCCGGGCAAGATGCTCCCAGTCGACGCCGAAAAAGTGACCGTGATGGGGCCTTCCTCGGCCGTGAAATCGGCGACTACTGACTGAGTTGCCATGACGCCTCGCGTTGTAGAATTTTCGGGAGGTGTGATACGTTCCTAGATCCATGAGGGCGCTTGCGTTGATGCTGGTGGCGGGCTGTCAATCCGGCTCGTTCATTCCCATCGCCGACCAGGAAAAAGCCGAGCAGGTCGTATGGCGCGGCGTCTACGGCATGACCGAGGAGTGCCCGCCCGTTGAGTGGATCGCTAAGAACGGGTGGAACTGCGCGCAGGAATGGAGTTGCACCGGCCAAGCATTCCCCGACCGCGTTCAGGTTGCGTGCGGTGAGGACTGCGCCCAGTCGATCGCCTTCACCGCGTTCGCACACGAGCTCCTGCACTACCGCTCTTACCTGCGGACTAGCGATCTCGACCCGCTCCATGATCGAGAGGATTGGACGCTTGTCGATCGCGCCCATGACGCGATGGCGGCGAACGGTATGAAAGCCGTTTGGCGTCATTAGCGTGCGTGCCACGTCGCCACGTAGTCGAGATAACCGCGAGTCGTCCCCGAAGTGACGCCGACCGAATTCCACCCCAAGTACGGAACAGCGGTGACCGAAGTGACTTCGCTATAGACAACCGTTCCGTCGATTGAGAACGAATAGGTTGTTCCGTCGTAGGAGATATCCAGGAAGTGCATACCGCCGAACGAGACTCCGGTATCGTGATCGGATCCGCCGTTCACGTTGACGAAATAATTAGTTGATCCGTTTTTTGCTTTGAACGTCAGCAGGCTGCTGTCGTCGCTGTTCTTGAAGAATCCTAGCGAGATAGAACTGCTGGTTCCTCCCATGCTGACGACGCGATGCCGGCTGGAGAAATCGAAAGCTGCTCCGTGAACTCCAGTCAGATCGCCGAATGCCGGAGTTCGTAGTTGCTTCAATACGCCAGATCCGCAGTTGTAGTCGATGACTCCAAATCCGTCATCACCCGTGCTCGGGGCAAAAACCGGCGCCGAACTAGTCGATAGCCATAGAGACGGATTTAGCGTGTCCCCCATGAAGTCGTCTCGAAAGAAGAATCCGTGAGACACGTTTTTGGCCGCCTGCGCGTTAAACGCGTTCCAGTCTGTGTTTTCTTTGAATGCCTGAGCAATGCTGGCAGAATTACCCGCGTCTCCGTCGCTGGGAATGCTGACGACTGGGGTCCCACCGATTGACGGCTGCGGACCGGGTGCCTGCGTTGCGATTGGGTTACCGCTGTAATTTGTCGCCATTAGACAGCCTCATAGGTAAGGACTTCGCCGCCCCAGACCGAGCCGGCGTCGCCCCATTTTCTAGTCGGCGGCCAACCCCACATGAGGCCGCTCGAGAGAATTCGAATCCCGACACACCGCGTGCACGCTGGCTTCCACCGCCGAATCAGCGTCCGCAACGCGTTCAAGTCGCCGTCCGAAATATTCGCGAATGGATTTGCGCCCACAGGCCACGCAATCACCAGCACGTAGCCGGTCCACGCTCCCGCCGAATTGATGACGGTGCCGGTGGTAGTGCGGCTGGCGAAGTCTTCCGAGATCGACGCAGGCGGTGAACCGGTGGAAACGACGGGACCGCCGACGAGCGTCAAATACGACGTGTCCGAAAACCGCAGCGGGTTATTCCAGACCACCGTAGCCGTGTTCGTCCCGCTAAATGTGGCGATCCCATAAGTCATCAGCGCGGGCGCGCCCGAGGGGAATAGCACCTCAAAGCGGTTGCAGAGGTCAGTGCGGTCGTCGATGCGCCACCACGGATTACCGCTGGGGATCGTCTTGGACGTAATGATGCGCGTTGCCGCTGCACCCGCCGGCGTCTGCGATGCCAGCGTGCCCGAGACCGTCAAGCCTTCGCGCTGGGGCGTCGGGGCAAGTGTCTGAGGCGTAACGAGATTGGGCAGCGTCGTAATCGTCAGTAGCGAAGTCGGGTCTACGCCTGCCGTCGGTGCCGCCGAAAGCTGATAGGCCAGTCCGTTCTGTTGCACCAACACCGCGCTGCCAAAGCCGCCCCAATGGAGCTGCGTCAAGAATTCGGCAGGCTCGCCTACGCGTGACCAATCGTCCCAAGCCGTTTTGATTCGCGTGCGCTCGTTCGCCTCGAGCTCGAATTGAGACAGGATAAGACCGCGATCACCGGCTTGGTGCGGCAGTGCATCGGCAGGACCGTAGTCAGGGAAGCGCGCCTTGATCGACTCCTTCATCTGCGCGACGATCTGATCGCAAATCGTGCCCCAGCCGTTTACCCATGCGGCGCCATTTTCCCGTCCCGAGAACCACGGAATATTCACTCCGCTCGGTTCGCCGCGGAGCCACTGCGCGATAGTTTGCCGTGGATCGGCCATTACACCGTCACCCATGTGAAGCTGAGAGGCAGAACTAATTCGCCGACCTCAAACGTGCTCATGCTGCCCAGCGTAAAATTCGCAGCGACGGCGTTGATCGTGGTGCCGCTGATGTCGACAATGCCCGTGATCTCCATGACCAGTTCGACGATCTTGCTGATGCGAATCGTTCCGTTGATGCCGACGCTGTTGACGTAATCGATCATGGCCGTTTGTGCCGCATCCTGCGCCGCCGAAAGCTGGGCAAACGAAACCGAGATCGTGGCCGCTAGTGTGATGTCGACGCCGGCCGGCGATTGAACAACTGGGTTATCGGTAATGCGTGCGCGGCTCGAGACGTAGGCTTGAATCGCCGTCACCGTTCCGCCCGGTAGCGCGCCCTCGGGGCCAGCCACGGTGATGTTGAGCCGATTGTTGATGTCGGCGTCTGGCAGCACGATCACCTGTGTCACCTGCGAGCCCACCGACGGCGTAGACCGCGCCAGTAGCTCGTAATACTCCTCCGTGGCGATATCCGACAGAGACGACCAGCGATTGCGGTCGCGCGTCTTCAGTGCGTCGTTCGTTTCATCGTCACCGCCTTGCGTGGTGATCCAGCTACCGGGTGTAGAGAACAGATAGGTATCGCCCTCGACGAACGACGTTCCAGATCCGCCGTTGACCAGCGTGATGTCGATGCCGTCGCCGCCAAGATCAGTGACTGACGAGACGGTGCCAGCCGAAACGAACGGAGCGCCATCCAGCTGATATGACCAGCCAGCGACGCCGCTTGCGCCGGTGGAGTCGATATTGATGAGTACCTGGTGCGAGCCAACCGGAGAGCCGCCAAGGGTGAGCGTTCCGGTGCCGCTGCCGACGTGATCCACATCGCTGTAGTCGTCAGCGGGATTAGTCACCGTCACGCCCGGCAGCGGCGTCACCAGCGTGATATCGCCGCTGTTGGACGGATCGGCATACGAGCTTCCAGGGTTCTCTGCAGTGAACGAAACGTCAGTAGAGCCGCTAAGCGGAACGGTTCCCGATTCATTGCAGATGTAACGATTCCCGCTTGCGCCGAAAGTAATGGTCAGGTCGCCGGCATTGAATGCGTACGGGCCTGAGCCGCTAGCTGCTGCAAGGTGAATGGTTCCAATCGTGAAAGACGCCTGGTTGTAGTCGTTCTCATACTGCTGCGACGACAAGAGCCGCAGCCAGTCAGTGTTCGCATAATCGAGAAAGCCGCCACCCGTGATCGTGGGCAGATAATTGGTCACCAGATCGACGAGCACCGAAGAGAACGCCATTAGCTCAGTACGCTCGACGCTGCCCGACTGCCACGCGGTAACAGGGAATCCTTCGTCGGCGAGCTGGCCGAGGAGCAGGCTATAGATCTCCGTCTGCGTCTTGGCCGTCAAAAGCTCTGCAAGGGTCAGCGCCATTTATCGACTCGGGAGAAAGTTAAAGATCGCCTCGGCGGTGATCGAATTGACGGTTCCGGTTAGCGCGAAAGGTCCAGCCGCTGAAAGCCCAGAGGCATTGACCGTCAACGACCCGTCACGAGTGAACGTGACTGCGACATCAACCGAGAGCACTTCCTCATCGCGCAGTGCACACGCCACTAGATTCGATTCCAACGCCGCGATCTCGTTCGGCGTCAGCTTCCTGTTGACGTATTGCACGAGAGAGCCGCCCGCGAGTCCGGCATTGGGATCGTCACCAATCACGGCTAGCGCGCCCTTGGCGATAGACCATAGCCGCGCGATGCGCTGCCCGATCACGATGGCGGGATTCGTCACCAGCGTGGTTACCAGCACGCGGTCAAGGATGCGGTTGCTATCGATGCCGTAGTTAGCCAAGTCCCACCTTTGACGATCCCTCGGTCAACTTCGCTTTGGCAGGAACGGTGCCACTGCCCAACGGCAGCGTCGTCACAGTGCCGTCAGGATCTGTGTAGACGATCGAAAGTGTCGCGGCTCCGCTGCCAGCGCCGAATGTGAACACCCAGTTGCCGCCGTCCGAGTGATCGCCCTTTCGTGCCGCATCTGTATCGCCGGCAATCGAGATGCGCGTTACCGTCTCGCCGCCGTCCCAGATCGCAGCGAATGGATAACGCGGATCACCGCGATCCCACCCCAGCCGAATCTTTGAACCGTTCGCGATCTTCTCGGTGGTCGCCGCCAGTCCGTGACGTAAGGCCACTCGCTGAAGTCCGCCGATCCTCTTGTCAGCGACATCCAGATCGACCGTAGTGCCGTCGCTGGACTGACTCTTTACGGTCGCATCGTAGAAGGCGAAATAGTCAATCTTCGCCATGCGGTGGTCGATCATCGTTTCGATGTAGTCGGCTACGCCCTGCTGTTGCTTGGTTGGCACCCAGACGCGGCTACGGATCTTGTCACTCTCGATGGTGTGCTCGACGCGGCTCACCTTGCCGACGTCAGGCAGCGTCACACCCGGCGCGATCGACGGCGACTGAACGCCCAGATCGTAGAAGCCCTCTACCGGATTCTTGAGCAATAGCGTAAATTCGATATCGCTCGACGCCCACGATTCAGATCCGATCCACAGCTTGCCGTCGCCGCGAATGCGCCAGCCGAGCGTTGGAGCAACCAGTTCAATCAGTACGTCGAGGCATTCGCTTACCGGCCGCGCGGTCACCATCCACGCAGTCAAGTTGGTCGTGAGAAACGATTGCGCCGCGGAACTCGAAAGCTTCTCTCCACTATCGTTCATCAGCCCATTAACGACATCGCGAACGAACGCGGACGGCTGAACGTACCCTTTCGCGGTCGCCGTCTTGCCCATGCCGCCAGCGCCGCCAACAATCCGCACGTGCGTAGCGTCAAGGAAATCACCAGTACGATCCGCCGCCACGGTGCCGCTCAACATGAACCCGTCGACCGCCACAAGATCGACCTGCGTGCCCTCGTCGAATCCGGTGCGGTCTGGATTGTCGAGAACTAGATCGGCAGTCCATACGCCGTAGAGCGGCATCATCACGGTTCCCGAAAGGACCGCGACCTGCGTAGACGACGTTTTGGCGGTGATTAGACTCATGGCGCGGTGTTCTTCGGGTTCTTGCCCGGAGGCTGCGAGGTGGGAGCGTCGAGCAATGAAGGCTTAGGCGCCTCGTCGGTCTTAGTAACGCTGCTCTTGGACGGCAGGTTGAATTCAGCCGCGTGGATCATGAAGATCCTAGTCCCCGGCTGCGGACCCGGCATCGGACCTTCGCCACGGAGAAACTGAATCGCCGTTATCTTGTGTGCGTTCAATTCCGGGTGATAGATGTTGAACGCGCCCGGCAGCGTCTTGCCGCCCACGGGCTGGATCCTCGCCCATAGCTTCTTCATCAACTCCCACTGCATCGGCGTCCAGAGCTTGACGTGGATCTCCACCTTGGCGAGTTCGTAGCCATGAACAGTGAGGCGCGCATTGTTGCCGCCAGCGGCCTTCTTTTCATCAACGCTGAGGCCCTTGCTCGCGTTGATCGACTGGATGATCCCCGGCGTCTGTTGCTTTGCGAACTTGGTTTCGAACTCGTCGAACGGCCCCTCAAGTGTGATCTGCAGCGTGTCCCATGGGCTGAGGGAGTAGTTGTTGCCGGTGTAGCCGGGGCACAGGAGGACGCCCTTGGCATCGCGATACACCGGCTTGCCCCAGAAGTCCGAGCTGACCGGAGTGATCTTGCTGTACGGCTGCACGGCGGTGCGCTTGGCGGCGGCGGTAGCCATTAGTGGCCCATCTCCTGCGTTGCCCGCGCCACAGCCGCAACCACGCTCTTATGAACTTCCACTCCAACCGCCTGTCCGGTGTGCTGCGTATCGTCCTTGGCCGGATGAACATTTACGGCGATATTCGGGACAGTGACGCTGATGGGGGCGCCGCCGCTGCCACCTTCCCGCTTCTTGCTTTTCAGGATTTCGTAAGTCACTCGCTCGCTATCGCTTGCCACGCTAGAATCCACACGAGCGCCAAGGACTTGTTCCTTCGTAGCCGAACCGCTGCCAGCCACCTTCTGTTTGTGAGTGAAGTAGTCGATGTCGTCGGCGAGCTGCTTGAATCCGCCGAGGTCGCTGATCTCTTTTAGTGCGTATGCGATCGAGCCCACGGCGGCGGCGGTTGCAATAAGCAACGGATTCCCCGTCAGGAGAACCGTCGAGAGTGACGCGAACCCGTCAACGATCTGCTTGCCCGCCCAAATCGTCGCCAGTACCTCAAGCCCAGTAACGATCTTGTCCAAGACATCAGGGATTCCGGCCAGCGCTCTGCCAAATGAATCAATATTCTCGGCAGTGAAAGTGCGCTGAACGAACGCGGCGACGCCGTTGAACGCGTTCATTAGCGACGCCATAATCTTCTTGCCGCTAGGCGATTCCGGATCCAGCCCCTTCAGCACGTCGCCGATCTTGTCCTCTAACTGCTTCCAGCCGGCCGACTTCGACAGCTTTCGCAGATACTCATTGGGCAGGTCTTTGAGGCGGTTCCATCGGCCCAGCATCGTAGCGCCACCCTCGACGCCGTACCGCCCGATCTCTCCTCCGTTAGCTGCCTTCGTACCTAGGAGGTTCAAGATCGTCTGCGTGTACTTGCCACCCTTCTCCGCAATCTTCTCGGCCTGCTCAGCGCCAACGCCAAGCTTTTGTCCAAGCTCCTTGTAGAACTCGTCAGCCTGAGTGATTCGGAACGAGGAGAGTTGCTTACGGGTCAAACCGCCCTTGAGACGGATTCTTGCCAGCGCCTCGACGTTCTCGCCGATCGCGCCCTCGTCAGCGGCCCGACCCTGCCGAGCGGCGATATCGGTTGCGATAGCATGGGCAGTACGTGCGCCCTGCTGATCGAATCCTGCGTTTCTCAGTTGCAAGAGCTGGCGTGCGGCGGCCTCGCTTCCAATGCCGATCAGCTTCGAATACCGACCAACGTCCGATTCGGCCTCTTCGCCGCCTCGTTCACCGAGCGTCGCCTTGAAACCGAGCGCTAACTGTTCGGCCTTCGCGCCTTCCTCGAAGACTTTCTTGACGCCTTCGGTGAAAAACTCCACTGCTTTCTTGACACCTTCCATGAAGGTGTCGGCGATAATCTCGCCAAGCGCGTGAGCGCCGATGCGGCCAATGCCTTGCGGACCGGCCCACGAGAACAGTCCTTTGAAGAAACCGCCTTCTTGTAGCTTCTTCTGCTCCTCGCGCAGCTCGGATTGTGCCTTCTTGAGCGCCTGAAACCCTTTCGGATCTGCCTTGAGACGCTTAAGCCGCGCCTCAACCTTTTCGAGCTCGCCGGAGAAATCGAGAGACTTACCCGCCTTCTTGGCTTCCTCGTCAACGCGCTTCAGTGACGCCGCCGCCTTATTCGCGGACGACGACACCTTGTCCTGCAGCGTTAATTCGAGCCCGAGGTTTTCCACCTAAATTCGTCCCACCTTCTGCCAGATGTCCGCGAGAATCAGAAAGCCAATCGCTTCGTCCTTTGTCAGATCGGTTAGAAACGCAGCCGGTCCTAAGTCGCTGTCCGGTGCGATTTCGCCTATGTCGCCTCTAAGCGCTGCGCAAATCGCTCTAGCAGCATCGAATGGGTACTTACGGTCATCCGCAAGCCGATCCCATTCGGCTACAATTTTTTTGCCGTGGACTCGACCTCCGCACCGGCAAGCTTGTTTAGATTCTCGGCGAAGTGCTGAATGAGTCCGGGATTGAGCTCGAAAATGTCCTTCACTTCTTCGCGCGCCGGCCACCGGATCTGAGCCATAGCCGCGCGCTCGATCGCCATCTCCAGCTTTTCAAAATCACCGGCGCCCTTGGTGCACTCGTCGCGGTACTTCTTCCACTCGGTTCGGGTGGGTCCAGTCATGACGAAGACGAAGACGTTTTCGCCGGCCTTCATCTCGATGCGGTGAAGGTCTCGCCCCGGCAATTGCGCTTTGAGTTGTCCAATCACGGACGCACTCGGCATCTCTTCTTCTTCAGGTTGCGGCAATGCTGCAAGGTTGGTCGCTGCGGGATTCATCTTTTACTCCGGTGAGGGTGGGAAGAAAGCGGGTGTTACGCGGCAGGATCGGCGAACATCGCAATGCCGTTCTCGAGCACTTGCGCGATCGTCATCTGGTATTTCATGACGGTCGCCTCGCTGCCCTTGGCGTTGCTCACATCAGCGGCGCTGATACGGCAGCCGCGCAGCGTCGAGGTTCGCACATCCACATCGTTGACCGAGTAGGCAACCACCCAGTCGAAATCGATCGACATGAGCGGGAAAGCGCCCGATCCGGTAAGCGACGAATTGAAGTTGTCGGCCTCGCTGATGAGGATCTCGAAGTCTCCAGTTGCGCGACCATAGCCGGTTGTGCGGCCCACCTGAACGATCTGGTTGCCGTCGACAATTCCAGGATCTTGCTTGGACGACCAGTTGATCGACTGGATGACGCCTTTCGGCAGCGAGATGGTGCCGCCGTCGACGGTGTTCGCGTCCAGCGAAATGCTGGTGAACGAATACCGATTGCCGTTGATCATTGTCTGTTGCGACACGTGACCTCTCCTTACGCTTGAACTGCCATGCCGATGTTCACGGTGATGAACTTGGAGTAGGCGAACGGCTGGATCGCGACTGCAATGATCAGCTGACCGTCTGCGAGGATGTTGTGGGTGCGGTTGACGGTTGCCGAGACAGCCACGGCATCAGCCGGGTCAATATCCACGAGGCCGGTCGCCAGCGCCGAATCCAGCTTGCCTTCGATTTGCTGCGCCTTCTTTTCGGTGATGACACCGCTCAAGCCATTGCGCGTAGTCGTCGGCACCTTGGAATTCACCAGCGGCAGCGTGTTGAGCCGTGCGATTGCGCACCCGCGATCAACCACTCGCGCGTTGGTCAACGCGAAATAGTCCGAGGTGGTAACGGTGCAGGTGTGCGCGCCGGTGATGTAAAAACCGGGCACGCCAGGGAATTTTCGCAGCGTGGTGTAGCCAACCGCATCGAGAGCCGGCGTAGCGTTCTCGTCACGGAAGATGTAGACCACACCGGTCACGCCACCTTTGCCGACATCGCCGAGGTCTTCGGACGCCTCGACCGATGCGGCTCGAGCCGCGGCAACCCACGAGGCAGAGCGGCGCAACGACAAGCCGGTCACGCCAGAGGTCAAGAGGCAGTCGCCCGCGCCGCCGACCGCGCGGATTGCGGAGACAGAAGCCATCTGGGCAGTGAGAACGCTATCGGTATCAGCCGAATCGACCACGACCGAACCAGCCGACGCGGTGATGGTGCCGACCGTGGGAACTTCGGTGAACCAGCGAGTGTAGACGCCAGCATTGAACAGCGCGGTGCCCGCCGTCTGGACCGTAGCCGCCTCAGTGGCCCACGCCGACGCGGACGCATTGACGTTGACGATAAATCCCATCGAGTAAATCGCTTGAGAAAGGAACGTGGACTCAAGAGCCGCGAACGCGCTGGTAATGTTCGTGTTGCTAGCCGACGGTCCGCAGGTGGTGAACTGGTAGGTATCGCCAGCCACCGCAGTGCCGGAAAGCGTCAAGACGATGCCGGTGTTCGGGATCGCGTACGCGCCGCCGCCTGGACTGACGACGTTGGCCGAGGTCGAGCCGCTGAAGCTCGTCACCGAAAGCGACCAGCCATTGTCCAGCGAGTAGGTGAACTGCGAGGTGCCGAGCGCGCCGGCGGTCGTGACCGTAAGCAGAACGTTGTAGTCGTCGGCCGGGCTGGCGGTGATTGTAGGCACCGCAGGACCCGTGCCTGCCGCATGCGCAATCGCACCAAGCGTCGAGATCGTGTACACGTCCGCGGTGACATAGGTGCCGGTAGTGAACACCACGGTGCAGTAGGTGCCGGGAACGCGATAGCCGGTCGTCCCCCATGCGGATGCCGAGGTCACAGGAGCGGAGGCGGCGCCAGATCCAAGCGTAAACGTGAACGCTGCCGTGCCCAGCGTGCCGCCAGTGGTGCAGCTGATCGTGATGGCGACATGCGGCGCGAACGAAACCGTGCAGGTCATGGCGCCGGTGCCGACGTGGGATACGGACGATTTGCCGCCCGCGTTGTCCAGCGTCATCGGCATGTACATCACCGGACCGCCGCCGATCTCAAGAATGTAATTCAGCGCCTCGACGCCTTTTCCGTAGCCGAGCGTGGTTTGCGCGGTGGTCGAATCGCCGAATGAATAGAGCGTGTTTTCGGTGCCGCCGGTGGACGGACCGCAAACCACCATGACGCGCTCGTTGGACCCAGGTTGAATTCCCAAATTACCGTCTAACACATTCAGCGTCACGCCCGGCAACGTCGACATTCGTTCTCCTTAGTTCCAGTTCGCCGGCAATGCCGGAGCAGTAAAGCACTCCAGGTATCGAATTCTGGATTTCAGAAATTCAATATCGTCTGGACGTTCTACGAGATTGCAGACCCGACATAGCAAGGACCTGATCGCGCCAGTGCCGTGATTGTGGTCAACGGAAAGGCGAATGGTCTTACCTCTGATCTTTGAAACCTCTTCCTGTCCACACATCGCGCAGACTCCGTTCTGTGCGCGCAGCATGTCTTCATAGTGCTGTTCCGTTATCCCATAATTTTTCTTCAGATATCTATATGGATTCTCTCGATGGTAACGAGCCGAGTTTTCTGCTTTTCGTTTCCTTTGATCGTCGGTCATCGAGGCGTAGTATTTACGGCCTTCTTCCCTAGTTTTTTCAGGATTAGCCGCACGCCGCTCTCTTCGTTTCGTGTTAACGCATGTCTTACACCAGGAATTTAATCCGGTCTTAGCGTGCGGCTGTCTTGAGAATTCCGATAGCGCTCTCTCGGTGGCGCATTTAGAGCACCGCTTCATGACTCGATACTCACCGTAACCGGCACGCTCGTAACCGTCGCCTCAACCGGCAGCGGATCCGTGATCGAGCTGTACACGTCCACGCGAACGGTCATGATCAGCACGCGCCCGTAACGATTCACCTGGTCCTGCATGAGCGCCCAACGCTCGGACGCAGGATCGAATGCCGTTCCCTCTGCGCGCTGCGCCCACATCGCACGCAACACCTTCTGCCGAAGACCCTCAACCTCGTTCGCATGGTCGATTGGAGTAGCCGCCGGGTCGTCACTGAACGCCCAGAGGTGGAGCTCGAGGTTCTCTCGCAGCGGCCAGATCATGTCCACGTCAGGATCAAGTCCCTTCGCGTAGCCATAGGCATCAAACTCGTAGGTCCCCGAGGTCGGAACCAGGACGACCATGGGCAGCGGGAATTCCTGCGCTCGAATATTCTCCTCGCCGAACACCACGGACACGCCAGCCAACTGCGGCGCCGCCACCAGCGTGTTGTAGAGCGTTTTCAGCGCGCCGAAGTTACTGACGGCCATTAGCCACGCCCTTGCAGGTGGTCGCGAAAGAACTGCTCCGTAGTCCTCATGAGGACCGGCGTCCAGTACGGCCCGAGCCCTTCATCGCGCGTCGGAATCATCTTGCGCTGCGGAATGGTGACGGACTGCTTTTGGATCCACTGCCCCGTCGGCAACTGAAACTTGAGGTTGCCGTTGACGCCGTTGATCTTCCAACCAGCTTGGTGAACCTTGGCGTACCACTTCGACGAGGCGACGCGAATCCAGTCGGCGCCCCAACTCGCGGTGAACGTGCCGATGAATCCCTGGAGCGGTACCGCGCCATCAGTGCGCGCCGGGTGCGGATTACCATACGGGTCAACGCCGCGCCGAATGCCGTCGTCAACCAGCCGCACAATATCGCCGCCCAGCTTTTGCGAAAGCCGCGACATGAACTCAGGCGTCGCCAACTGCTCCAGGCGCTCGACGAAATCGGCGATTTTGCCCGTGGCGCTCATTCGTTATTCCAGTTCCACGTCGACAGGGAATTCAGCGTTGATACGCCGCGATCGGTGAAGCCGACCGGAGGATCGCTGATGACGAACGGTCCAGCCGCTTGCGACTGCGGCGTGGCGCCCGATGAATCGGTCCAGTCGGGCGTAATCTTCTCTTCGCTAATCGACTGGAGCCATGCAATCGCGTCGTTGTAGCGCTTGACGATTAGTTGATCTTGCGGCGCGTTCGGATTGAATCCGAACTGGTTAAAGAGCAGGTACGCCGCGATGTTGCATACATGCAGGGTCAGGGACATGTCCCAGCCCTGCGGCGAAGTCTGAAGAGGGAGAACGAATACGGAGTTGATGTAGCCGTCAGCGAGAGAGGATGCAGCCTGAAGCGCGGCCACCATCGCGGTATTGCCAAACCGCTGCGCATTGGCCTGCGTGATGCTCAGGCTCATCAACTGCGCTTCGGTGGCGTACTGCGATTGCGACATGCCTCATGACCTCACTCTACTAGGCGCCAGAGACGCGGATGCTCAGGAACCAGAGCGACGCTGCGGCAGCGCCACGGGAGCGGGCGCCCATCGTGTACTGGTCCTGGAAGAATACGACCGGATTGGCCGGATCGATCAGCGACACCAGTTGCGGCGCCTCGCGCTCCTGCCAGAAGAACGGGCGCATGCCCATCATCCCGTTACAGGAGAGCAGATACCAAACCGCGGTAGAGGGGTCGCCCGAGTCGGTGAGCCAGGGCGACGAAACCACCTTGTATTGACCCTGGAACATGTTGCTGGCCGCGCTGAACACCGACGAGTTACCGTTCTGCGCGATCGGGAAGAACGTCGCATTGGCCAGCGTGTCAGCGGTGTACTTGAGCGACGGCGGCACCAGAATCGTGTCGCCGAGGATGCCCATCGGCAGACCGTCCGGGCCAAGTAAGCTTTGCATCGCCGCCTGCGCCACGGCGAGGTTGGTCGCGTTCAACGGCTTGCCGGTGAGGCTATTCGACTGCGTCCCTGTGGTCTGTCCGCTCGGATCGGTCGGATGATCGGTGGCGAAGATCGCCTTTCCGTCAAAGCCGAGCTCGCTGTTGCCGGCGTTCACGCGGGCAGCGATCTGCTGATCAGGGAGCAGCTTCGCGTGGCGCGCGAGGTTCGGAATCAGCATCGACGAGTAGACGCCATACTGATCGTCCTCGATGTCGGTGCGCTGAATCGAAACCGTGTTTTCCCACTTCTTGTTGGTGACCGTGATGCCGTCGACCACAAGGTTCTGCGCCTGACGCTCGCCCAGCCATTCGCGCATCGCACCCGAGATCGCTTGCACGATCGGGTAGCGAGTGTCGCGGGTGACCGAGGGCAGCTGGACGCCGATAGAGCTCAACAGCGGCTGCGGCGTACTCATGTACGCGTCTTTGAACTGCGCGCTGAAGCTGATGAACAGAGCGTCGAGACTCGAGGGCGTGATCAACATCGCTATCTCCTCTGCCCTCTCGACAACCCCCGACACGCGTCAGGAACTCTCGACAGGGCGGAATGAACCGCCGAAATTGCTAGGCCGACTGCAGGAACAACTCCAGGAGGATGGTTCCCTCCGTGTACGTGGTCACCGAAGACGACTTGATCGAGATCTGCTGACCAGCGGCGTACGACGCAGCGGTTGCGGTCACGCCGGTCTGAATCGCGCCGCGGGTGACGAGGCTGGTCGTGGTCGTCGCAAGGACTGCCGATGTCGCTTGATCCGAAATGTAGACGGTGAAGGTTGCCAGCGCGCCCGTAGTGGACGGAGCCGGCGAGCCAACGCCATCGAGCCGAAGAATCTTGCCCGCCTGCGGCATCGTCCAGGTCACAACGGCGGTGGTAGCGGTCACGATCGACGACAGTGCGAACTGCGCGAACAGTGGTTCACACAGGCCCGCGTTAGCCTTCTTGGTGATTTCGGTAAGCGCGGTCTCGACGGTAGCCCCGGTGATGAGCGAGGACGCGTCAGTAATACCGACCAGCGAAGCGCCGCCAGCGGCGGTAGTTGCCGCAAGCAGGGCCTCATAGGCGGTCAATGCCGTGCCGTCGACGGGAGCGGCAAGACCGGTGTAGACCCAGACGCCCGACGAATCGACTGCGTAGATCGTGCCGGCCACCGGAGGCGAGCCCGCCGCCGAGGTGGTAACGGTCTGGTCGTCGACCACGTAGCAGAGCTGGCCCACCGACGCCTTGGTGATGCTGTTGCCGTTGGCGAACCGGCCGACACCTTGGAGAACGGCGCAGTTCAGATCGCCGCTGGCGCCCGAGGAGTTGTTGACGTGCTGGGTGGCGATACCGACCGTGATGTTGACGCTGGTCGTGGTCGCCTCGACGAGGTAGCCGGTACTGTTGATCTGAACCAGCGCGCCCTCGTAGATCGTGGTCGACTGGTAGACCGGGTAGTTGGTGTTTTTCGGCAACCCGCCAGCGCCGAGAATTGGAGTGTTGCGATCAGCAGAGAGTGCCATGGTTACTTCTCCTCAGCGGCCGACTGCGCCTGGTTGCGGGGATTCTTGAGAACGGCCTTCTGCGCCAAGTACTTCTCGGCGCTCATGCCGGTAGCCTTGAGCACGTGCTCCTCTTCGGCGGTGAGGCCGGTTGCCGAGGGAACAACCTCAGCCTTCGGCGCAACGGCGGCGATGCCAGCCGAGGGAGCCGACAGCGGGTCAAGCGCCGAAAGGAACGAGCGGAGGCCCTCGAGCGCGCCCGCCTTGCCCTTGAACGCAGACGCTGCCTTATTGCGCTTGTGCTCGTCGGACTTGGCGAGGAGACCAGCCGCTTTGGCAGTAGCGATCTCGGCATCGAATGCCGCGGCCTCAACCGCCTTCTGCTGCTGCTCGAGCTGCGCCTTGAGTGCAGCCGACTCGTCAGCGCGCTCTTTCCACGCGGCAACGATGGCAAGAGCCTCGCCAGCGGTCGCCTTACCGGTCAGCGCGAACAGCGGCGCGAAGTCGGAGGACGCCGACGAACTGCGGCAGTCAGAGCAATACATGTCGTCGCCGTCGTCCATGTCCGAATTACACGAGCTGCACTTGCCGCTCTTGACGCTGGCGTTCGGAGAAATGGTCTTCATTTTTGAATCTCCCGAAAGTTCGGAAAGCAGTCCTTCGAAATCGCCGAATCGATCGGCGAGTCCGGCCTTGAGGGCGTTGGAGCCAACGAGAACGTCGCCGCGGCCAAAATCCTCTTTGACGCGCGAGGTAGAAACGCCGCGATTTCGGGCAACGCGCGAGATGAACACCGACGCCAAATCCGTCAGCGTCGCTTGAACGCGCAGCCGATCGGCCTCCTTGGACGCGTCGGCGACCTTCAGCGGAGATTGGTCGCTGACGATGTCGTAAACGGCGACGCCCATCTGATCGAGCGCCTTGGAGGTGTCAACCATCGTGGTGCGGACACCGATCGAGCCAAGAATCGCGCAGGCGTCGACCACGATCTCGTTCGCCGCCGAGCACAGCCAGTACGCAGCCGAGGCGCACGTGCCGCCAACGTATGCAATGACGCGTTTTTGACGACTGGCGGCGTCGATAATCGCCGATAGTTCGTCACAGCCGGAAACATCACCGCCCGGAGAATCGCAGCTAAGCAGAATCGCCTTAACCTCGGGCGACTCAACTGCCTGCCGAATGTCTCGAGCAATCGATTCGTAGTTGCTACCGCCGAAGATCCACGACCAGAAAGACGGCTTAGTGGATAGCGGACCGCTGATCGGGATAATCGCTACGCCGTCGCGGACGGTGGCGGTAGGTGCGTTATCGAGCGGAACGCCATCGCGAGACTGAATGGCTTTCGGGTCGACAACGCGGCGCACCCATTCCTCAGTGAGCGCAACAGGTACGCCCGGCGTAAGAGGATTTGCGGTTAGCGCCATCGCTAAGCACAGACTGCTTTAAACAATTCATCGGTGATCTATCGAATTACGTTGCAATAGCTAAAAAGCAACCGTAGTGGTGGGTATACAGGGCTAGATGAGCAAAGACGACGAGCAATGGCCATTCGTAATCACGGTTCGCATCAATGAGTACATGGTTAACGGCATTGACCGAATGGTCGGGAAACTCCGACTGGAGAAACCCGGGATGACGGTCAGCGTATCGGACGTGATCCGAACCATCCTCATTGACGCCATTAAGGATGAAGATGAGTGACGAGAAACGCGGACCCGGTCGACCGAAGAAGGTGGATGTCGGCATTGACAACAAGCCGGATGCCAAGGCCGACGATAAGCATGTTGTCTACTGGACTTACACGGCGACTGGACGGCGCAAACTGGTAAGGCGCAAGAGGTGACCGCCTTCCGCATCATCCCCCGCCTAGACATCAAAGGCGCGAACGTGGTCAAGGGCGTTCACCTGGAGGGGCTACGCGTCGTTGGCGTTGCTCGCGATCTAGCCCGCCAGTACGCCGGATGGACCGGAGACGCGGACGAGCTGTTGCTTATGGACGCGGTCGCCAGCCTCTACGGGCGCAATTCAATGCTCGACATCGTCCAGCAAATCGCCGACGAAACCGGCGTACCCGTTACCGTTGGCGGTGGTCTGCGCTCGCTCGCCGACATTAAAGCCGCGTTCGACCACGGCGCAGACAAGGTCGCGATCAACACCGCCGCGGTCGCCGATGCTTCGCTGATTGCCGCAGCTGCTCACCGCTGGGGAGCGCAAGCGATCACCGTCAGCATCGACGCCAAGAAAAACGGTAACCGATACGAGGTCTACACCGAAAGCGGGCGTGAGCCGACGGGCAAAGACGCGGTTGAGTGGGCAGAGACGGTAGCTGGGCTCGGTGCTGGTGAACTGCTCATAACGTCCATCGACAACGAAGGGACTGGTCGCGGCTTCGATCTAGAACTCGTCGATGCAATCGTGCGCCGCGTGAACGTTCCCGTAATCGCGTGTGGCGGTTGCGGCTCGGCTGCGGACGTGCTCGAGGTCTATGGCTGCGCAGACGGCGTTGCCGTGGCGAGCGTGCTGCACTACGGACGCACGACCGTGCGCGACTTGAAGATGGCACTGGCGGGAGCGCAGGCGAATGTGAGGGTGAGCGCGTGACCGGCATGTACGGCCTCCCGCTGGACGTTCGCTTTTGCACTCGCTGTGTCATCAGCAACCAGCGCCCGTCATCGGTCGTCGAGCGTCATGCGAAACCGGAAGACCCAAAGCCAACGATTGCGTTCGACCACGACGGCATTTGCTCAGCTTGCCGCTACGCCGAGTTCAAGAAGTCAATCGACTGGAAAGCGCGCGAGGAGCGACTGGTACAACTACTCGATCATCACGACGGGTACTGCATTGTTCCCGGCAGCGGAGGGAAAGACAGTTGCTTTGCGGCGCATGTTCTAGCGACTCGCTACGGCGCCAAGATCACTACGGTGACTGCAGCTCCAATTCTTTGGACCGAGCCGGGCAAGCGTAATTACGACCGCTGGACGAAGCTTGGCGCGGATCACGTTCTGTATTCTCCCGAATACCGCGAACGCGTTCGGGATGCATTCATGCGCTTCCTTCATCCGTTCAAGCCCTTTGTTGAGGGCCAACGCACCATCGGGCCGCAGATCTCCAAGGAGCGCGGCATTCCATTGGTGTTCTACGGCGAGTGCCCAGCCGAGCGAGGCAACGATCCGCGCGAACTCGAATCACCGAAGATGCCGCGCGAGTTCTACGCCGACATCGCGCCCAATTGCGAGGTGCACTATCTCGGCTGGTACCTGCCTTGGAAATCGCAAGACAACTACTACTACGCGGTTAACAACTGCGGGATAGAGGGCAACGACAAGCGAACGCAGGGTAGCTACAGCACCATGTCCAGTCTCGATGACAAAATAGACCCGTGGCACTATTGGACAACTCTCGCGAAATTTGGAATCGGACGCGCCACCTATAACGCCTGCGAGGACATCCGCGACGGTTTCATTGATCGCGCGGAAGGTGTGGCACTCGTTCGCAAGTTCGATCAGGAATTCCCGAGCCGCTTCCACCGCGAGTGCTTGGACTTCATCGGTATCACCGCCGAGGACTTCACCATGCGCGTTGATGCCGCGCGACCTCCGCACCTCTGGGAAAAGACTGGTGGCGGGTGGCGGCTGAGAAAGGAACTTGCATGAACATCGCCGGCCGCGAAATCGGTATCAACCACCCGCCTTTCGTCATCGCGGAAATCGGCATCAATCACGAAGGCGACATGGAAAAAGCGCGCCGAATGGTGCGCGACGCCGCTGCGGCTGGCGCCGAGTGCGTCAAGTTTCAATGCCGCATGCCCTCCGATGAACTGAACGAGCGCGCCAAGGATATCCGGCCTCCGAACGCGAACGAAAGTGCGTGGGACCTGTTCACCCGTTGCGCGCTGACCGAGGAGCAGGACCGCGAGCTTAAGGCGCTGACGGAATCCCTCGGCATGATCTACTTGTCGACGCCCTACTGCTTTGCGGCGGTCGACCGGCTCGAGCGGCTGGGCGTGCCGGCGTACAAGATCGGGAGCGGCGAAAATCGGAACTATCCATTTCTCGTCTACGTGAGTGCGCGCAAGAAGCCGATCATCTTGTCCTCGGGAATGACCGATAGGTCAGAGAGGGTCCGGGCCGAACATGCGGCGCGATTTTGTCATGAAATCGCTGGTGACGTTCTGGTCTTGGAATGCACGTCTACCTATCCGACGGAATACAAGGACATACGCTTAGGAATATTTCGCAGTCAAATAGAGAACTCGGGATTCATCACTGATTACTTGGCCGGCCTCTCCGACCACAGCATTGGCATCTGGACCGCCCTCGGCGCCGTTGCCCTTGGCGCGTCCATCATCGAAAAGCATTTCACCTCGGACAAGAGCTGGAGCGGCCCCGACATCGCGTGCAGCATCGACCCTGGAGAATTGAACAACCTGATCGTTGGCAGTCGGGCGATCTGGGAGGCGCGCGGCGGAACCAAGGACGTGTTGCCGGGAGAAGTTGAAACTAGACGCTGGTACGAGGCTACGCGCAAGTGAACATCGCCGTCTTCGCCGGCCACCGCGCCGACTGGAGCCATCTCGAGCACGTATGCACCGCCATTCCTGACCGGCAACTGATCGTCACGGACGCCCTGCTCAACTCAATCACTGAAGGAATCGCCGATGTCCATTGCATTGTCACTGTTCCGCCGACTCGAACGCTATTGGAAACGGTGGAATCCATGGGCGCAATACAGGGGCAGGTCGCTCGCATCCTTTCTCGTCATCGACCACGAGCACTTCTCCTCTACGGAGATCGTAGCGAAACTGCCGCTGCAGCAATTGCCGGGAGCACTCTTGGATTGCCTGTGGCGCATATCGAGGGCGGAGACGAGACCTACGGCGGATGCCCAGACGACAACTTCCGACACGCAATTACCAAACTAGCGTCACTGCACTTCGCAACCAACAGCGAAAGCGCGATCCGAATTGTCAATATGGGCGAAGAGGCTTGGCGGGTGCATGAGGTTGGGCTGCCCGTTCTCGATTGCAAGCCCGCCGACGACGTGCGCGAACGGTACGGAGTGGCCGCGCCGATTCTCTACTGCGAGCACCCGGTAGGCGGCGTCTCGCACATGGTGGAATCCATGGCGGCGCTGGGGCGGCTACATGACGAGGGCTACGACGTGATCGCCATCCGTCCCAACGGCGATGCCGGGTCTGACCTCGGCGCACTCAATCGGCTGCGTCAGTATCACTCGCGCGTGCAGGTGTTCGGCAATATCCCGACCGCCGACTATCACGGGCTGCTTTCGGTCGCGCTCTGCGTCGTGGGCAACAGCTCGGCGGGGATCAAGGAAGCACCTGCGTTCGGTTGCCCTTGTATCAACGTTGGCGAGCGGCAAAAAGGACGGCTGCGAGGCGCGAACGTGGTCGATGTTCCGCACGATTCGGAGGCGATCTATGCGGCTATCAAGAGGTGCGACGATCTGGAGTGGCGCGGGAAGCTGAGGCGGTCGGCGTCGCCATACGGTCGCGGCGGCGCGTCGAAGAAGATTGCCGAAGTCTTGCGGCATGCGGACTTCTCGAAACGAAAGAAGGTGGCAGCGTGAAAGATATAAAGAGAAGAATTCTCGATACCGTATCCGACCTGGTTGGTGGCTTTCTCTACTATGACAGAAAAGAAGACGAGAACCTGCCGCGTGGAGCGATCGAGAAGGCTCTCTCTAAAGGAGAAATCACCTTTGAGGAAATCGAAAACGCATTCTCTTCTGAGCTTAGAAGGGGGCTTCAGCCGTGATCAAAAATCAGCGCGTTCTCGCAATTGTTCCAGCCCGCGGCGGCTCCAGGGAAATCCCATTCAAGAACATCGCCAGCTGCGCAGGAAAGCCGCTGATCGCTTGGACACTCGAGGCGGCGCGTGAATCCAAATACATCGATCAGATAATCGTCAGCACGGATAGCCTCGCGATCTCTCAAGTGGCGATGAAGCACGGCTGTTCGGCGGCGGTGAGTCGACCGCCCGAGCTCGCTACCGATGACGCGCCCATGGACGGTGTGGTGTTGCATGCGCTCGACGCGTTCCCCGGCTATGACATCGCTGTATTGCTGCAGCCGACGAGCCCGCTTAGGACGGCGACTGATATTGATGGGGCATTGGAGTTACTAACCGATAGCGTCGTCAGCGTCCACGAATCCTACGTCGTCCCGTTCACTGGCGAAGACCCGCCGCGCAGGCAAGACCGCAAGCCGACGCTGTACCTGAACGGCGCGATCTACGCCTTCCGTGTCGACTGGTTCAGAAAGACGCGCAAGTTCGTTGCGCCAGAGTCGGTGCCGTACGTGATTCCGGCGACGCGCGCCGTGGACGTGGATTATCCGATCGACATGGCGCTTGCGGCGACGGTGATCAGCATGACCACTTCAGCTGATGCTCCAGACTCGAAATAACCTCTGCAAACCGCCCGTCTAGCGCCGCCTCGAGCATCCCGCGCGTATGGACGTTCGTATACCGCTCGGTATAGCCGCGCAACCAGTGCAGCCCGTCTTCGATGTTGCCGGCCCGAAGTTCCCGCAACGCATTCGTGGCCAACTGTCGGATAAGGTCCATCTACGCCCTCGCTTCGTCTTTTCGCGCGTTCGCAAAGGCGGCGAACCACGCGTAGGAATACTCCACCGTCGGTGCGTAAACCGTCCATGTGCGCCAAAAATACTTGTGGGCGATGTATTCAGACAATGTGATCACAGCGGCAGCCCTTCACCGTGCCTGATAAGCAAAACGTCAGGATGTTTAGCAATGTACTCGCGCAGCTGGTCGCGAAAATGAACCAGTCCGCTTTCGGTGCGCCATCCGTCCACCTCCAGCCATTCGCGAACCTCGTAGGCGGTAGTAACGCCGTCCGCGTGGCTCTTGCCGTTGGTGTACGCGAAGTCGGCACCGACTAAATGCACCTCGGTTGCGCCCATGTCCACGGCCACGTCAACCGCGACGTTCAGCACCGAGCTGCCAGCCATTCGATCGAATTGGCGACGCGGACCCTTCCATAGCGGCAACACCATTTCATAGATGCCGCCGTTGTAGACGAGTTCGCCGTCAGTAATCGCGTTTCGAAAGTGAAAGACCATCACCGCCGATGGGTCGATAATCACCGTCACGTCCACCTTGATACCCGCGCGCTGGAGCGGTAGCAGCATCGTCGAGCACGCGATCACGGGTAGGCCGCTCGCCTTGATCCAGTCGTAGAACTGTGGCGCTGACGGACCGCCTCCTACGACGATGACGCGCATTGCACCTCAAGCAGATCGGCGGCGTAGACGAAGTCACCCGCGTCCATCGCAGCCTGCACCGGCTTCAGATCCAGCCCAGTTTTCTCGCTCGCTAGTGCCGCCAGCGAGACGGACGCCCACGCGGTCATGCCGATGCGCAGGAAGTAGATTGCTCGCTGGGCGAATTCAGACATCGAACCACTCCACGCCGCGCATCTCGGAGCCGTCGCGGCCTAGCTTTCGCCATTCGACCCCGGGATGCGACGCAATGAAGTCCTCGGCGCACACGCGGTACTGCAGCAAGTTTGGATCTGTCGGAATGTCAACGCCGCGTCCGTTGGTGGTCAGCGTCGCCGCCTGCTCCGAGATCGTATAGGGCATCGGCGCGCCAGCGACGTGGGACACCTTGCCGGGATAGCCGAAGTCCAGCCCGGCAAGGTAAACCGTCTTGGCACCCATGCGCACGGCTAGATCGATCTGGTTGTGAATCACGCTGCCGCCGCAGAACAGTTGCCGCTCTTGCACCACGTAGCGCTTGCCAGCCCAACCCGCAGGAATCGACGGGTGCACCATCGGGTGATAGACGAGCGATCCGTTGCACTTCGTCTCAAAGTGCCGCTGCATCTTCGGGTCGCGATCGATGACCACAACCACGTCAGGTTCAATGCCGGCGGCGAGAAGCGGCCGTAGCGCCGTCGATGCTACGATTACATTCATGTCCTGCGCGCGAATCCAGTCATAGGCCAGCCCCAACGTTGGACCGCCGCCGATCACGATGGCGTCACGCGTATCCGTGCCGCTCAACTCCAGCACATTCGCATCCACGTCGAGAAACGGCTTATTCTCAGCAAGGTGCGAGCTCCAGACCGTATTCATCCACTGGAAAAGAAACGCGTTGAACGGCTGGTTCAGGTACGCCATGAGCCGATCGCGCAACCACCATGCATTGCGGTCGGCGAGTCGCAGATCTGCCGGGTAGACGCAGCATGGCGCATACACGTCCTTGATCTCGTCGGGCATCACCAACTTAACGCGTGCGTCATTCATCCAGTCCTGCGGCTCAAAGTCGACCGCGGCATCGAAGATCGCCATGTTCAGCGGCACCACGGTTAGCGTCTTCAGTTGCGGTCGTTTGAGCAGCTCGCGCTGAATGTCGCCGAGCCCCCAGCCGTACACCCATGCTTCATCGGCTTCCTCGGGAACGGTCGATACCTGCATTGCCGCTTCGGCGGCGCGGTTGGTGCGGCTGGTGATGTGCCGACCAGCGACTACGATCGTAGAACCGTCGACCTCGTAGTTCACCGCGGTTGAATTCCGTACTTGAGCCACAGCATTGCTCCTAACGGGTCACGCTTCCCCGTTCCGAAGGTGATCACTTTGTTGGAAACCGCCACCTGTGAATCAGCGCCGAGATGCGAATCGATCAGCGTAGGAAATGCCAAGCGATAGTGATTCACAACGGCCTCAGCTGCTCGGTCAACGGACGACGCGAGCAGCTTGCCGTACAAAAGCGGCGACGCTCGACGCGGATGATCGAGCTCGCGAACCGTCTGCATGTGCGCCTCCCGATTGCGCCGGGGCGCGTTTACTCCTGAAACTCGAAGGAGAATTCATACGTCAGCGACGCCGTTCCCGACGCATCCATGCCGTCGATCGACAGCGCGCCGCCGCCTTCGAGGAGCTCCATAGAGTCGGGGTTCGGAGCCACCCAGCCGCCATGGCCAGCCGCGCCACAGCCGGTAATGATCCGATTGACTCGGGTCGATCCGGCGGTCGGGCGGCTCGCGCTGGTCGCTTTCGCGGCTTGCATGCCTGGGTCCTTGGGAGTCGGAGTAATGCCAGTCCCGGCGGTTGATGCGGTCCCGAACTTCACGATCCGCATGACGATGCCGGAGATGGCGGTCAGGCCCGCTCCCTTTCCAATGAGCTGCACGGACTGTAACGCCGCGTTGCGCACGCCGGCCTTTAGAAAAAATGCGTCGGTTTCGGTGTTTGGCGTGCCGTTGGTCGTCAGGTTGCCAGCGGTCGCCAGAGAACACGAATAAACCATGGGCATGGTCGTTACTCCTTCACTTCAGGCGGCTGCGTCGCCGTCATCATGTCCTGCGCCTCTTTGACTGCCTTCGCCTTGACCGCGTCGTGTTCATCCTCGGTCAAAAGGCAATCGCCGTAGCCACGCTTCTCGAGGTAGCCACGCTGGTCGATGGGAGCGCCAGCCGCCTTGAACTGGACCAGCGTCTGCGCCACCGAGAGGTCGGCCTTGGCGAGCTCCGACGCGATCTCGGGTGGGTCGATCTCCCAGTTCAGATACGGCGCGGCGTCCGCGTTACCATAGTTGTCGGCAGCCCATGGCTTGATGAGTTGGTCGCGCAGCGGTTCCCGAATCAGCGCGTCCTTGCGGATAAGCCGCGTGATTGTCGATTCGCCGGCGTTCTCTTGTGTGCCGAGACCGCCTTGCCCTTTGGTCGACTGCGACTGTCCCAGCCAAGCGATTGCGATCGAGTCGTCGCAGTGTGTCAGCAACTCCTTGAAGCCTTGCCAATTATTCGCCGCGGCCTCGATCAGTTTCATGTCGAAGCGATTACCTTCCTCTCCCTGCGGCAGCCGAATCACCGCCTCATGCGCGAGGTCGGATATCTGCGTGAGGAAGATCGCCTCGTCCTTGGGGTCGCGCGTTGCTGGAATGATGCCGGCGCGAATCGGCATGCCGTGGACTTCTTGGTAGCGAGCCCACCAGGTGCGCGTCCAATAGCGAATGAGCCACGGCGCGGCGATGCTGCGAACCTTGGCGCAATCCAGCCAGCCGAGCGGACCGTACGGCTCATAGATCAGCCATTCTGGATCGTCGCGCTCGATGACGATTTCGCTGCGGTTCTGGGTCTGGAGGCAGTACTTGCGTAGCAGCCAATCGAAGCGGAGAAAGCGGTTGTTCCAGACCCTGATCGTGGGGATTCGGCCGTCTTCGGTTTCGTCGGTGGTGATTTGCGCGATCCCCACCGAAAGCGCCATGCCGTTGCGAATTAGCTTGGAGAGCTGCGCCGAGGGGAGAATCCGCGACTGCAAACGCTCGAAGTCCTCGGCGGCGCGCTTGGCTTGCGCTGTTGGGGCTGGCGATGGTTCAGCCTTGGGATCGCCGGTGACGCTGTCCTTGGGGGCGCGCTTGATCGTCTTCGCGGGCTGGATCTCGAGCGGGCTGCCGATCAGCCGGTCGATCCGCTCCTCGCATTTGGCTGCAACGCGGTCGTCGCGCTGCATACCATCCCAGAGGATCGCAGGCGCCCAGAACATGCCTTGCTCTAGGGCGACCAGCGCTGACTCCACCACCGGTAACAGCTTCGGCGGCGGGAAGCCGTAGAGCGGTAACTGAACCGGAGGCGCCTTCGGATCCCATTGCTTGTCGGTGCCTTTGTAGGCGGGCTGCTGGAGCCAAGATGCTGCCGACGACCACGAACGGCGGTCTAGGTCGTGAAGCTTTTCACGGGCACGGGCACGCTTGGCCGCACCGGACAGTTGCTTACGAGGCGCCACTGACTCTTTCCGGCTGCCTCGTCAATCCCTGAGACTTTCAGAGGTTCACGACGGAGCCTGAACTAGCCTCACCATGCTGACGCGATTTCGTCTTTGCAAGAGAATTCAGGGGCACTGCGCGGGGCACCGGCTAATCATCTATGTCGTATTCGCTCGGCTCGTCGAACGGCGACCAGCGCGTAACCATTGACCACGAATGTGATTTTAGCGGCAACTCCACTAAGTCACCAACGCGGTACTCGGCATAGACACCGTGATAAGTGACTTCGCGATTCTCGATCTTGACCGTCACGTCGCGGTTGGAGACGCAGATTATGGTGCCCTTGGACTTCCGGCGGTTTCGGTAGCTGGCGATCAAAAGGCCCTCTTAGGCGACTGGAACTTAACTTCTCCGAACGTCGCCGGCTGATTCACTAATGCATTGAAAGCACCGGAGATCGCATCCACGTCGTCATCCGGTTGCCCTTCTTCAGGAAAAGCCTCGAGCACTTGCATCGTCGCGTCGTTCCATGGCCCGCGAACAATTAGCACCTTCTTCGCCTCGCACTGCGCCGAAAACGGTTGAGCGCGCGTGACCTTGTCGCCCGTCTCTCGCTCAAACCTCACATCGTAGCCGGCGAGCAACTTTGCATAGGCATCACGCTGGGCAACGCCGGCCTGTCCGGGGTCTTGCGGCAGCACAATCCGAACGCTGCGGCCGTCCAGTTCGGCGGTCCGCAACACGGTCTCCTCGACGGTCTTCGGGCGCCAGCGGCCACGAACGACGTTCTCAAGGCACCATTCATCGGGAAGTTCGCTCATGAGCGCGCCCACCGTCCAGTCGCCAGCGCCTTCGGTTGATGCGAGATCCCAGCGTCGAACGCGGCGACGGCTCACGGGCGGAATATCCACGAACCGAAACCACGAGCGTTGGAAGTACATTCCGGCTGCTGGCTTGATGAGCCAATTGCCGTCCAGTAGCTGCGCGCGTGTCACGCGATCCATGCCGCCAAGGACGTTCTCGTATTCTGGATTCAGATGCGGATTGTCCGAAATGCGCGCGGGAAGGAACACGCGGGACATCGCTCCTGGCGTTCCTTTATCGCACCACTTCGGACCATCCGGCGTGTTCACGTACCAGAGTCGCTCACCGGGCGACGCGCGCATCTCTGACTCAGGGTCCAGCCACGGCGCGAAGCGTTTCATCACCCATTCATGCCCGACGCCACCGGGATTGGTTCCAGATCGCACATAGCACGGAATGTCGCCGGTCGTGCGGAGACGGGACTGCATATAGACGTACTGCTGCTCTGTGAAGCTCGTCAGTTCGTCAAAGCCAATGTACTGATATTCGGCCGATTGGTACTTATGAACATCGTGTTCATGCTGCAGGTGACCGAACTCAATGATGGCGCCCGATGGGAATGTCCAGTGCGGCGAGCTCGACATCACTGGCTTGCCGCCAATGGGTAAGTAGCGCAGGAACGACTTCGGTATTAGCGAGCGGAGTAACTCGGGATAAGTACGGCGCAAGAGCAGCGCGCGATAGCCGGGCAGGTGCGCGAATCGCAGCGGCCCCATGAGCAGGGCATCTGATTTGCCACCGCCGGCGGCGCCGCCGTATAGGGCCTCAAACGCCGTCGAGGCAAGAAACTTAGTCTGTGGTCCCGGATTCGGGCGCCACAGAACTTGCTGCTCAGTCTCCATCGGGCTGCGGCAACATCACCACGCCGAACTCTAGACGACCGCCATCCTCGCCGGTGACCGCCTGTGCTGGCTTCCCGTAAAGGCGATCGAGAAGAGAATTCGCCGCCTTGATTCGTGCATCGTGATCTGGCGCGGTTTCGAGTCTGGCATCGTCGCCAGATCCGAGGAGAAACGTCCTATCAGCCGACAGGGCGTTAATCAGCGCCGTGATCGCCTTTGGTGCCGCGTCGCCGAGTAGTGTCAGTTCGGCATCGGACATCTTGCGCCGCCCACCATTTCGGTAACGTGGACTATCGCTAGTGAATCCACTGGGTTTAACCGAATCTTTGGTATCCTCAGCCACAACTTAACTATCCAGTCGCCAAAATCCCTTAGCAACCTATTTCCACTTTCGCGCCAATCCCAGCCGCCGCAACGCCACGTTCATTTGCCTGCCAATCCCTTGTAATCCCGCTACATCGGCGAGTTCCGAAAGCCGCTCGTGGTTGTTGGCGATTTTCCGTGACGCCCACGCCATCGCCTCGGCCTTCCGTTCCTCGAGCGGGACATCTTCGCGCACCGGGCAGTTGGCACACGAAAACGATCGCCAATTCCGACGGCAGGCTTCGTCGAGACAGTCGTCATATCGCTGGCAAAATACCCGCCGGTTCGCGTCCACTGTCGAATTGGTTAGCGGTTCCGGTAGTGCCGTCGGCCGCGGGTTCGCCATTACGGGTCGAGCAGTGATGGCAGCGGCAGAATAGACGAGCCGGAGCTGTACCATATGGGCGCCTCCCGCTTTTCGATGAGGTCCAAGTAGCTCGCCATGCACCCGTCCAGCGCCTGCCAGCACACGTTGCGCTGCTCCAAAAGGCGTTCGGCGGTTATGTGCAGTTCGCGGTGTGCTTCTAAAATCGCGTCCAAGGCGTCTGGCTTGCGTTCTATTGCGTTCTGGTAGCCGAACAGGACTACGGCGCACCCCAACGCGCCTAACGCAACCTGGACGCGTTTACGCAGCTTCCGGTTTTCGGCACCAACAGCTTTCAACTGGCGCTCAAGATCGGCCGACACGGCGCGATCGTGCATATCGTGGATTCGGTCGCTCGTGCTCTCCCCCAATGCGGCAGTTTCGAGATCACGAAATGCCCTCGCGGTTGTCGAAACGGCTGAAGCGCGATTCCCACTTCAGCTTCACGGTGCCCGTCGGGCCGTTGCGTTGCTTGGCTATGATCACGTCGGCGATCCCGGCGTGGCCTTCGGTGCAGTTACGGCGGTTCTTGCAGTCCTCGCAGTAGTACTCGTCGCGGTGAACGAAGGCGACTACGTCCGCGTCTTGCTCGAGGCTGCCCGACTCACGTAGGTCCGAGAGAGCGGGACGGCGATCGCTGCGGCTTTCGACGCTGCGGTTGAGCTGTGACAACGCGATCACCGGCGCTTCTAGTTCTTTCGCAAGTTGCTTTAAGCCGCGACTAATCGACGAAATTTCTTGTTCGCGATTGCCGCCTTTCTTTTGCTCGCCGGCCAATAGCTGCAGGTAGTCGACGACGACAAGTCGCCGTCCGGTATTGCTAACTGCCCAGCGTCTCGCCCTCGCCCTCACGTCGGCAATCGTCAGCGTACCCGAGTCGTCAATTGTCACCGGCAACGGCGCCAGCTTCGACGCCGAACGGTTGAGCGCCAGCCAGTCGGCAGTTTGTAGCCGTCCCGAACGCAGCCGCATGCCGTCAATGCTGCCGTCGCCGCTGATCATGCGTTCGCCGACGGACGTGCGGGACATTTCGAGAGAGAACACCAGCGCAGAGACGGAGGCTTTGAGGGCTGCGTTTGTGACGGCATTGAACGCCAGCGCCGACTTGCCCATGCTCGGACGTCCCGCGACGATCACGAGCTCGCCCGGTTGCAGTCCCGCTAATAGGCCGTCGATTTCAGGGTAGCCCGTAGGTATACCCGTGACTTCGTTTCGGCTTTCGTAGCGTTTCTCGACGGTGGCGACGACTTCGCGAAGGACGGTTTTCAAGATCGCCTCGCGCTTCTCGGCCGGTGGCGTCAGTAGCTTTAAAACGCCACCCGCTAACTCTTCGCGCCACGTGGCCTCGTCGACGATCTCGGACATGCCGAGGGCGGCGAGCTCACGAAGGGCGAGAATGGCCCGTCGTCGTTCTGCTTTGGCGCGAATGGTTTTGGCGTGGTAGTCGACGTTCGAAACGACGTAACCCTCGAACAGCCGTAGCAAGTCCGGCTGGTTGCGTTCGTTTGCTTTCACCTCCTCGGCAACGGTGACGCAGTCGATCGGCCGTTGCTTGTTGGCCAGCTCCTGCATGGCCTCGAAAACCGCAGCGTACTGCGGGTGATAGAAATCCGCTGGCGACACGTATGCCGCCGCCTCGACGAGTTTTGCCGGTGACAGCAAAATGGCGCCGAGGACGGTTTCTTCAGCTTCGAGGCTGTGCGGGAGTTGGGCGGTCATGCGGCGTCTTTCGGCGGCGGGGGATCGGCGTCGAGTTCGTGAACGTCGTACGCTTTGCCCGCTGCGCCGTTGGTTTTTCCGACGGGAGCGTAGTCCCGCCACTTGCCTTCGCAGAAAACCGCCCACGTCGTGACGAAGCGCGGTGGTGTTTTCTCGACGGCGACTTGCCGCGCGTAGGCGGTCACGGCCTTCGTGAAGGCTTGGCGGTCGTCGTTCGAGAGAGCCGCGATGGCCGTAGCCGCGCGCTCTTGGTTCGAATTGCTCTTTCGTGGGTAGGACAAAAACACACCCGCCAGCCAACCAACCGGCAATGGGTTGGGTTGGGTTGGGATCGGATCGGGATCGGGATCGGGATCGGGATCGGGAGAAGGGTTACTAACACCGTTTGTAACGCCGTTACGACTGCCGTTACGCCACTTAGAAACGCGTTCAGCGGTTGCCGCGCGTTCGGACCGGATCTGTTCAGCGGACGGGTTGTAGTGCAGGTAGTCATGCATGGAGTACGTCCCGTCGGGTAGCTGATCGAGGAAGCGGCACGCAACCAAGTGCTTGGCGAGCTCCGCGCCGCAAATGGACAACACGATCGCGGCTGGGAGCTTGCCGTTGGTTAGGTGCGCGCCGCAATAGGCGCCAAGCCGTACCCATGCGCCAACTGCCTCGTTCCCGGCTGAGATCACCTTCGGGTGGAAGGTGAAGCGATCGTCGACTTTGAACCAGGCCATTCACGCGGCTCTGTTCTTGAAGTTCCTGATCGGTTGAATTTCTTCTGCCGTGAACGTGTGAATGAGTTTCATTTCCGATCGTGGCCAATAGCAGCCGTGCTCAATGCCCGCCTGAAATTTCAGTTTGCAAGTGACGCCCTCGACCGATCCGCACCTGCATTGACATAAACTCATTAGTGGTGACTGAAGCCGCGAAAGCCGAATCGATAAAAGCGATCCGGCCTTCGCAAATTGCTTTTCGTCGTCTCTGTCCTCGGTCTCGAGAACAAAAATAACCGCCGGACTGCCGGTTGAGTGGGCCACCTGATCGTAGTCCTTAAGGTGGCGAAATTTGATTCCGTGGACAAAGCACTGGCGCTTAATGTTCCAAGCCGAGGAGTCGTAGGTTTTGACCTCTCCCCAATAGCGCGCGCCATTTCGGCAAACATCCAAATCCGGCGTTACAAACGATCGCGCTTCAAAGTGGAGCCTTGGTGCCTTGTCGTTGTTTTTGCCCGTGAACTCGCTTGACGGGATAACGCCAAAACCCTTGCTCTTGAACCAGCCAGTAACCAGGTCCTCGCCGAGTCGTCCCAACTCCAGTTTCTCGTCAAACGAGAGAGGCTTCATGACGCGGCCTTCGCTTCGTTTCCCCAAATGTCCCACTCGCGAACGCTGGTCTTGATCTTCTCGCCACGTCGAAAGAGCTCGATCGCCCGTCCACGCGAATAGAGTCGATCGATCATGGCGCGAAACTCCTCGGGCTTCTCCGAGTGGCGCGCGGTTCTTTCGATCGCCTGCACCTGGCTTTCACGCTTGTCAGCGTCAGGGGTGCAGCTTCCTCGGGTGGCGACGATTAGGAGCTCGGCGTTGGCATTGTGGTAGTGACCGAAGTTCGGTCGGCCCTTCGCCCAAACAAAGGCCGTCTTGTACTGGAAGCCCCACGCGCGGACGACTTCCATTGCGTCGGTGAGCAGTGGGAAGGTAGCCCAGCAAAAGAGAACAGCATTGTCGTCGGCAAGCTCGCGCACCGGCAGCGCGCAAATGTCGACGGTTGGCATCGTCGGGTAGTGGTCTTCGGCGGCAGTGGCCGAGAAATCTGCAAGGCCTACGCGGCTATCGTTGTACTGCCAGGGCGGATCGGCGTAGATCACGCGATACCTCGAGGATGGCAGCGGTTCGACGGCGCGCGACACTTCGTCCCGCTTCACTTGGCGCGCCGCCTCGGTGATTTTGATTTCGCCTGTCTTGATCTTCTCGACCAACTCGGGGGCAACTTCCCTGATCGCCTTAACTTGCTCCACGTAACTACGGCTGGCGCCAACCGCTTCGGCTGCTTTTTCAGCTGCCTTGCCGCGCTCACTTTCGCCCAATTTTGGGCTAATGTCGGAGCGCTTACCTTGTCGCTTTTTGGCTTCTTCCTCGAAGAGTGGCAGAGCCTCAACGGCAACGACTGCAAGCTGCCCAGGTGTTAGATGGCGACGTTTCACATTCACGGAGATCACAAAGGCCGTAGGCGACTCACCACTCCAGTCGCGCACCTTCGGCTCAACCCCCGCGAGCTCGCACGCCTTCCACCGGTTACGCCCGTCAAGTAGCTGCGCGCCAAACATAACGATCGGCTGCTGGAGCCCGTTCGTTTTGATGTCGTCTGCCAATGCTTGGAGCTCGTCGGGCGGCAGCATGGGAAAGAGAATCGCGGCCGGATGAATCGGTGGCATTGCGCGCATTACCAGATCTCCTGAAGTGCCTCGAGTAGGCTGCACGAATTCGCTCGTGCAAATTGTTTGGCCGAGTCCAGTTTGCGAAGTGCTTTGCCGACCGTTACGACCTCGAGATCCGGCTCACCATTCTCGTCGCAGTCGGCGATTGCGATGTGATTGCCGACTCGCTGGATCTGGGCAGGATAGCCGCCGACGTTCTGGTGATAGCTGATAGATTTCTCGCCGAGAAGTTCAATTACCTCATCAACGCGGCTCTGTTTCGTTTTGGTCATTTTCTTCCCCACCATCCGGTTTTTGCACCCTTCCGCCTCGCAAACCGCCTCAACTCCTCGGGCGAGAACGGATCTCGCTCCAGCAACTTCTCGAGCTTCCCCGACTTCACCGGCTCCTCGAGCTGCAGCTCGAGCGGCTCCTCGAGCGGATTGGCCATGCGATCCGCGTTCACCGCCGTAATCGCCTCGTTCTTGAGCGGGTGCGGCGCGCCGTCCAAGAAC